AAGCCAAGCCCAAGAACTTCAAGACCACCGCCCTTGGCGTGGCAACCATCCTTACGGCCATCTCGTCGGCAGTCATGGCCTTTCTCGACGGTGACCCGGCGACCAATTTCGACATCGCCGCAGTCATCGCCGCCTGCACCGCTGGCATTGGACTGATCCTTGCCAAGGACGGCAGCGAGAAGGCCTGATGGGCTGGATCGAGCAGGTCGTAACTGCGATCCTCAAGTTTCTGGAACGGCTGTTATCTAAGGAAACCAATGCGGAAGACGCTGATCCGAACGCTGGCGGGATGCGTGATCGCTTCCATGCTTGGGTGCGGAAACACCGTCATCCTGGTTCCTCACGGAACTCCTGTTCAACTTGCGGAACCAGTCAAGGCCCATGTGTTCATCGTCCAGAAGGACGGGACCCGGGTCAAGTCGGCTAATCGTGTCGAGATTCCAGCCGGATGGTGGGCCGCAGACGTGCCCGAAGAACCTCCGGTTGCGCCGCAGCCATAGGCTGCATCATCGGCGTAGGCCTCCGGAACCCTCCCAGAGAAATCTGGGGGGTTCCTTTATTTCCCTCGGCTTGAGATGGGCCGGGGAAGTGTCGCAATGTCGGCCCCTTGCGAGGGACAACCACGGCGTGGCATTCTTCCATCTGACCAACACTGTTCTCTTTCTAGGAAACAACAATGCCTGACTTTGTTCAGCCGTCCCGTCTGGGACAGGCCTACAGCGGGTCCTTCGGGGCTGACGCTGATGCTCTCTTCCTCAAGGTGTTCTCCGGGGAAATCATCACCACGTTCGAGAAGTACAACGTGATGATGCCCCTTCACCGGGTCCGCACCATCGCCAGCGGCAAGTCTGCCCAGTTCCCCGTGACTGGCGTTGCCTCGGCTCGTTACCACGTCCCCGGTGAGTCGGTCCTCAGCGAGGCTACTGGTACGGCTGGCTTTGCTGGCGCATCTGCTTCGACCTTTGCGACTGGCGTGTCCTTTGATACGGGCAACAGCCCCGCCTCGAAGTACCTCAGCCGCTTCCGCCACAACGAGAAGACGATCTTCATCGATGACGTGCTGGTCTCCAGCGTGTTCGTCGCTGACATCGATGAGATGAAGAACCACTATGATGTGCGTTCCATCTACTCGACGGAGATCGGTCGCGCTCTGGCCTACACGGCTGACAAGAACCTGATCCGTACCGTGATCGCTGGTGCCCGTAAGACGACTGACCGCTTCGGTGGTACGTCTGCTTCGGACGGCTATCTCGGCGCTCAGGTTCAGGTCGGCGCTTCGGTCACTGGCTCCTCGCTCGTCAACGGCCTGTTCACCGCAGCCCAGAAGATGGACGAGGCCAACGTGCCCAGCGAGGATCGGTTCTGCATCCTGAAGCCCAGCATGTACTACCTGCTGGTGAACGGCAACTCGGACGCCATCAACCGCGATTACAACGATCCGGGCAATGGCTCCATCGCTGCTGGCGAAGTGATGTCGGTTGCTGGCATCCGCATCTTCAAGAGCAACCACATCCCCACGGCCAACGAGTCGTCGTCTCCGGACGCGCTGCACGGTGCTTCGGGCGTCAAGAACGATGTCACGGGCTCGGCCAACGACGGTTACTCCAGCCTCAACTACTCGGACACCGAGGGCATCGTGTTCCACCGCGAAGCGGCTGGCACGGTCAAGTTGATGGACCTGTCGCTGGAGTCGGAGTACATCATGGAGCGCCTTGGTACGCTGATGCTTGCCAAGTACGCCATGGGTCACAACATCCTCCGCGAGGAGTGCTGCTACGAACTGATCTCGACCTGATAGAGTCAGTTCTCCCTTGAAGTGAAAGGGGGGAGGTTCCAAATCAACTTGGGCCTCCCCCCTTTTGTTCGACCTTGTCTAGGATCCAAGAATGGCCCTGACCAAGACCACCAAGTTGCAGGCGATCAACGCCATGCTGTCCACCATCGGGGAACCCCCGGTCAACACCCTGACTTCCCAGAGGGCAGACTCGCTGGTGGCACAGAACATCCTTGACGAGGTCTGCCGCGAAGTCCAGTCCTATGGCTGGATGTTCAACACCAGCGAAAACGTCGAGATGGTTCCCGAGACCTCGACCGGGTACATCTATGTCTCCGACAGCGTGGTCCGCGTGGACAAGGATCCATCGTTCTACAATTACGATGTCGTGATCCGGGGCAACCGCCTGTACAACCGGAAGACGAACTCGTATGTCTTCGGTGAGACCATCAAGACCACGCAGGTCTACCTGATGGACTTCGAGGAGATGCCCGAGATCGCCAAGCGGTACATCACCGTCCGGTCTGCACGGATCTTTCAGGACCGCATGGTCGGCTCCGAGAAGATCCACGGGTTCACCGTGCAGGACGAAGTCCAGGCACTGGCCCGGATGACCGAGTACGAGAACGAGGTGGGCGACTACACCATCTTCGACAGCCCCGATGTCTGGCGCACGTTCATCCGTGAAGGCTCCTACAGGGTTTCCTGATGCTGATCACCAGCCCCATCCCGAACTTCATCGGCGGGATCAGCCAACAGCCCCCGTCCATCCGGAACGCCAACGAGGCCGAGGACATCCTGAATGCGGTGCCTTCTCCCGTGGAAGGTTTGACCAAGAGGCCGCCCCTGCGGTATCTGGCTGGCATCGATGACTCGGGCGGAAGCCTGTATTCGATTAACTCCGGCGAGTACCCGTTCTTTCACCTGATCGAGCGGGACGAGACTGAGCGGTACATCCTGACGATCCTGCAGAACGGGACGCCGATCATCTACGGCTTGAATGGATCCCGACAGACGGTCAACATCGCTTCTGGCGCATCCCTTGGAACGACCATCGCTGCCAACCGCAGGGCCATGACCATCGGGGACGTGACCTTCATTGCCAACACCACCCAGACGGTGGCAATGACTGCCTCGACGGTCAGCCAGACTCCCACGAACTACAACCGGGCTGGTCTGGTGTGGATCCGGCAGTCAAACTACAACCGCGAACACATCGTCAAGTTGACCAGTTCCGCGACGACTTCGACCTTCATCCACATCAGCCGTTCGGTGACCATTACCGCCGAAGGCAGCGGTGGAGTGAATGCGACCCACAACAATGTCCTGCTTGAATACGTTAGCGGAACCAAGGCCCAGACGTACCCATATGCTCAGTTGGTCGTTGCTGGAGGCAAGGTCACCAGCGTAAAGATTACTGCCGATGCGGTGGGATGGGAATCGGAAGACATCAACGTTTTGCTGTCGGCTCCCGCAGGAACTGCCGGAAGCAACTTCCGGGTTGAAATCAAGTCCTTGAACAGCGGCGAGATCGGCACGGACCATGTTGCCAAGGCGTTGGTTGACGGCACGTCACAGGGATACATCGGTCCAGTCGGAGGCATCGACGCCACGTCTCCGTACACCTCCACCACGGTCAACGACAGCGTCATCTACATTCAGGCCAGCGCAGACTTCACTGCTGTGGTCGAGGACGACTTTGCCGGAGAGGGCATGGTGTTCATCCGGGACGAGGTGGCTCGTTTCGAGGACCTGCCACCGACCGCTCCCCACGGATACACCGTCAAGGTCGCCGGGACTCCCGAGTCTCCCTTTGACGATTACTATGTGAAGTTCGAGGCCGATGACGGGGTGTTCTCCCGTGGCGTATGGGTCGAGACCGCCAAGCCGGGGATCAAGTATGAACTGGACACGGCCACGATGCCGCTGATCCTGATCCGGCAGTCTGACGGCACGTTCATGCTGAAGAAGGCCGATGGCACCACCCCGGGATCCGGTGTTCCCGTGGGAGCCGACTACAGCGCCTACAAGTGGACCAACAGGCTGGTGGGCGACGACGAGTCGAATCCGATCCCCACTTTTGTCGGGGACAAGATCAACGACTTGGTCTACCACCAGAGCCGACTCGGGTTCTGCTCCGGGGAGAATCTGGTACTCAGCGAGGTCTCGGAGTTCTTCAACTTCTTCCGCACCACGGTGCTGGACCTGCTGGATTCGGACCCAATCGACGTGGCCTCGTCCAACCCCCGGATTGGCAAGATCACCGCAGCGATCCCGTTCAACAAGGACCTGATCCTGTTCACTCCCTCCAGCCAGATGGTGCTGCGGGGAACCGAAGTGCTGACCCCGAAGACGATTTCCATCGTGAACGTGGCAGACTTCGACAACATGAGTTACTTGAGCAGGCCAGTGCCCACGGCCAACTCGATCTTGTTTGCCTACAGGAACGGGACCTACACGGGCATCAGGGAACTGGTTCCCAACGAGTTGCTCGACGGCTCCTATCTGGCCAACGACCTGACGAACAACGTCTCCAAGTTGATCTCTGGTTCCCCAACGTCCATCACCACGACCACCCACGACAACATCGCCATGGTGGTGGCTGACGGGACGATGTACGGGTATCGGTACTTCAACACCCCGCAGGAGCGCCTGCAGTCGGCTTGGTTTCGGTTCACGACCCCGGACACGAACTCGGCGTCCAACAGCAGGATTCTGTGGGCCGCCTTCGTGGAGTCGGACCTGTATGTTGCCGTTGCCCGGTTCAGAACTACTGGAACGTTTTGGATCACCCTTGAGGTGATGAGCCTGGGGTCCAAGCCCCTGGACCTTGTCGTAAGCGGCACCGAGTGGACCCGGCACCTCGACCTTCGCATTCGCGTTCCAGGAGGCACCGGGGTTTACAACTCCACGACCGGACTGACCACCTTTGACCTGCCCCGGACCATGTCCTACTCGGCAGACGAGGTGGCCGTGGTGGCCGGAAACGGGTACATCCTTCCTGCGATCAGCGGCACGGCATTCAACAACTCGACGCAGGCCCTTGGGACGGTGTCCGTCCGTGGGGACTGGTCATCGACAACGGTGTTCATCGGGATGCTGTACCCCATGACCTTCGAGATGTCCCCGTTCCACCTCAAGGCTCCCGCTGGACGTGGCGAAGCGGCCATGCTGAACGGTCGCCTGCAACTGAAGACCCTGACCCTGCAGTACGCCGAGACGGGTTACTTCCGGGTCGAGACCATGATCAAGAACGGCGACACCTATGTGTACCCGTTCACCGGGGAGGTCGCTGGGTTGGCGGTCATCGGAGACCCGAACATCCTGACGGGGACCATGCGGGTTCCGCTGTACTCCAAGAACGACAACGTCACCGTGAAGATCCAGAACGATTCTCCCCTGCCTTGCAAGATCCTGAGCGGGGAGGTCGAGGCCGAATACACTGATCGTGCAACACGATTCAGATGATCACGGTCAGACGATCCATCATTCCAGACGTTTCCGTCATTGCCAGAGACATGCGCCCGGAGGACCGGGACGAGGTCTGGGCCGCTGCCGGGGTGACTCCTCACCGTGCCCTGATGCTCGGGTATCTCCAGTCCACCGAGTGCTTCACGATCTACGAGGGAGAGACAGGTCGGCAAGTCGCCATGTTCGGGCACTGCGTCATGGAGAAGAGTGTGTCCTCGACCATCTGGCTCCTGGCCTCCACTCACCTCGTACCCCACAAGTGGACCTTTCTCAGAGAGTCCCGCAAGTGGCTTGACCACATCCACGCCCAGTCCCCGTTGCTCTACAATGTCGTTGACCAGCGCAACGTCATGCACCTCAGGTGGATCAAGTGGCTGGGATTCAGGTTCATCCGCGTCATCCCCGAATACGGCTTCCAGAAACTTCCTTTCGTAGAGTTCGCCAAGGTCTAAACCATGTGCATCCCATTCTTCGCTCCCCTAGGTGCAGCCCTCGGGGCTTCAACCGCAGCGGCGGCGTCTACAGGAACCGTTGCAGCGGCCAGCATCGGCCTTGGAGCGGCCTCGGCTGGAACCTCGCTGTACGCCCAGTCTCAGGCAGCCTCCCAGCAGAACGCCTACAGGGCCCGTCTGGGGATCGCCCAGAACAAGCAGTACGAGCAAATGACTGCAGCCGTCCAGCGGGACGTGAACCTGCAGATCGACCAACTGGCGCGGCGGGAGATGGAACAGGCCACGGCCACCCGTCTGGAACTGGAGAACATCTCCCGGAACGTGCGCGAGACCGCAGCCACGACCCGTGCCCGTGCAGGAGCCATGGGTGCCGAAGGACGTGTCGTGGACCTGCTGCACAACCAGTTCGAGCGTGACATCGCTGAGTTCGAGTCGGTGGCTGCCCGGAACATCAAGACATACCGGGCCCAGTCGGAGATGGAAGCGAGGGCGATCTATGCCCGGGGCCAGAACGCCATCAACAATGGCTACCCGTCTCCGCTGCCTCCCATCGCCACCGTCAGCCCCGCAACCAGCATCCTGAACGGCATCACCACGGGCATCTCCGTCTTCGGCACCCTGAACTCGGCCTTTGCGACCCCGAGCGGCGTGGGATCTTCCCCGGTGGCCCAGCAGACCCCGTACTTCCTGCAGGCCAATCCTCCGGCTGGTGCGCCTCCGATGGCTCCGATGTTCCTCTCGAACGCCCCTTGGGGCTAATCCATGGCAAAGCAACGACCCTCCCTGTCCGTCTCCGCTGCACCCGTCAGCACCTACGTTGGCCCGGGAAACATCCCGCTGGCCGGGGTGGAACTGTACGACCAGCAGACGGTGAACCTTGCCCTGCAGTTCTCCAACGCCTTCAGGGACCTGTCGGTGACGGCTGCCTCGTTTGCGGCCAACATGAAGATCACCCAGAACAAGGAGGAACTGCAGGCTGGCCGGGACATGGTCAACCAGAGCCAGAAGTCGTACCAGCAACTGGTGCAGACCGGGCAGATCAGCCCTGCGGAGAATCCGTGGATGGCCGTGGGAGCCCAAGAGGCGTCCGGTGCCATGGCCGGGATGAGGGCCCGTGCCCAGTTCCAGTCGCTGTACGAGCAGAAGGCCACGGAAGACCCCAAGTTCTTCGCAGGGTCCGATTCGTTCAACGCCCTGGCATCGTCCTTTGCGGAGCAGGCGAACTCGACCATGGGAGACGCGGCCTACATGAGCCGTGCCTTCTATGAGTCGTTCAACCCCTTCGTCGCCTCGATGGCCATGAAGCACGAAGAGAACGTGGTTCAGGATCGCAAGAACAAGATCCTGATGGGTGTCGGTGCCGAGGTAGCCCGTGCCGTTCAGGATCTGCAAAACGCAGACGACCTAATCAGGGAAACCAGTTTGTCGGCGTTTCAAGAGAAGATCGACGCCATGGGCCAGATGGGAATTGGTTACCAAGAGATCAACCGGGCTGTCGTGGACAACCTTGTGGCGGTCATGGCCACTTCCGAACAGGCTAAGGAAGCCGAGCAGATCTGGGAGAAAGTGAAGTCCGGTACTGGGCTGTTGAAGGACAGCGAGTACGCCAAGATGGCCCTGATGCAGAACGCAGGGAAGATCGAGGCCAACAAGAGCAAGTTGACCATTGCCGAGTCTCGGATGTTCTTCGAGGATTGGTCGAACACCAAGAACATGGCGCTTGCCGGGAAGATGACCGACGAGCAGGTCCTTGAGTGGTTCAACTCCTACGTCGAGGGGCCAGAAGCCAAGATCACCGTCTCTGGGCCGGAAGCGGAGTCCAAGAGGTCGTGGATCCTGAGCGACCTTGCTCGAAGCAGGGACAATCAGGCCCGTCTGAAGGCCGAAGCCGACTACGAGGTATTCCTGACCACGGCAAACGCCCGAGCGGCAACTCCCAGTCCCGAAGAACTGGCCGATCCCACCGCACACTTCATGCGGATGGAGGACGAGTTGGAGACCATGATGGGTCGCATGGGATGGCCCGAAGAGCGGAAGATTCAAGGCCGAAAGCAGATCCGTGCCCTTTTCGATGATGCAGCAGAGCGCCGAGTCATGCTGGCCAACTACCAGGCCACAAAGGAACTGTGGGAGGGAAGCCTGACCGTCCAAGGCCTGAACTTCCAGATCAGCGACCAGTTCCGGGACTTCTTTGCTCCACCGACCAATCCTCAGGATCCGGCTGACGCTGCGCTAGTCGCTCCAAATTTTGATGACACGAAAGCCCGGATCGACAACTACCGCCAAGCGGTGGGCATCCTTCCGGGTTCCGAGCAGGCCGTGGCCGCAGACCGTGCCGACTTTGCCCGGATCAACAGCATGATCGATGCTCAAGAACAGGCTGCGGCACAGTCGAGAAACTTCAAAACCCTTTTGCCGCAGGACACCGACACTCCCGACATCAAGGCTGAAAAGGCTTCTATTCGGGCTCGAACCAAGTTCTTGAAGATGAGCCTGGGTCGTACCTTTGGCAACAAGAGCGAGATGACCAGCATGGTCAACCGCCTCATGTCGCTGCTGAACCCCGGGGAGATGCAGGCGGGAACCGTGGCGTGGCCAGCCGAAGATGTTTTGAGGGCTCTGGCCATGTACAACAACCGGAACCTGCCCCTTGAGGATCTGATTCCCAGCGGACCCTATGGCAAGGCGTTTGGCGAAGAGATTCAATGGGTTTTGTCCCGCACTCAGGCAGGTGAAGACCTGTCAAACGTGCTGGCTGACTGGTCCACCATGAAGACTTTCGGTCGGTCCATGCAGTTCAACCCGTTCCAGATGCAGATCAACCCCCTTGGGTGGGCTGACTGGGTCGAGAAGGGGGACGACCAAGTCGATTTCATCGTCAAGACCGCCAAGTTCAAGGAGACAGCCGGGATCACGAACCCAGACGCCGCAGCGCATCTCTTCATGGTTTCCGACTTCAAGGATGAGTATCTGGTGTCCCTTGGCAAGAACAAGGATCACGCCACGGCCATGGAAGAAGCCGCAGCAGCCGTCCGAGAGAAGAACATTGTGGTGCGGGGCTCCATGATTCCCAAGACCTCTCTGGGCCGTGAAGCCGCCGATTCTCCGGCGCTGGTGGCTGCATGGGTCGAGACCAAGTTCCCCGGACAGGATGCCACCCTGGTGGTCGTCCAGAAGAACTTTGATGGGTCGGTCATGCTGGCTCCACGCGACTCTCAGGGACGCATCATTCCCGGTGGACGCCTGATCAACAGCCGAGAGATCGTCCGCACTCCGGAAATGGTCAAGGCCTATGCCGAGGAACTCCGCAAGGAAGAGGCCAAGCAATCCGGTCGCCGCTTTGAGTTCCCCCGCTTCATGCTGACTCCCTGAGGTCAATCTTGCAACAGACCACTCCGTTCCCGCTGACGGGCCTGACTCCGATGGAGAACCGGGCCATCGAAGAGCAATCACGGATTGCCCCGCCCCTTGATCCCACGGTTGAAGACATCCTTCAGGCTCCCTTTGGGCGCTTTGTTGTTCAGACCCGAAACTTCCTGACGGGGGCGGCGGGCTGGCAAGTTGGTTCTTATGCGGAGGATCTGTGGTCGGACAACGTCAGCGATCCCCTGAACCTTGAGAAGTTCAAGGCAGACGTGAACTGGGCATCGGATCCTATGTCGTGGGGGATCGACAACAATCCCGAAGGAATTACCCGTCTGTTGGAGGGTGTGCCTCAGGACGAGGTTCCCTACATTCTCACGGCATCCAACTGGGATGATTTCCAGAACCGCCTGCGGTACGTCAAGTCTGCCCTTCCCGAGGCTCAGGAAGCCGCTGGGGCTGGTTTAGGCACCGCCGTTGGGTTCCTAGGGGACATGGCTGGTCTGGTCGCCCTGAGTGCCGCTGCGGAGCCCCTGGTGTTCGGAGCCACAGGAGGCCTACCGATCCAGACCATGGCTGGACGGGCGGCTGCTGCCTCTACGGGTCGATACGCCACCCAGACTTCCCTGGCCGCTGCTGCGGCTGAAGGGGCTCAGTCAATCGGCCTGATGAACTTGACGGCCCGTGGGGCTGCTCTGGGCATGGCTGAGACAGCCGTCTACCACGCCACACGAAACGCCATCGACCCGGTCTACGACCCGGAAGCGTCCGATGTCATCAAGGACGTGGTGCTGTGGGGCGGGGTTGGTGGAGCCGTGGGTGGAGCCCTGTTCGGTCGATCCTTGGTGGCAGACAACATCGAGGACGCTGCCCGGATGATGCGCCAGACCCGACAGATCAACCTGCCCGGTGGATACACCATCAGGTACAACGATTCGTTTGAGTTCGCTTCCCCGGCGGCTGCGGATCAGATGATGTTTGCCCGGGGGACCGGGTCCTTTGCCGAAGAAGCCAATCGGATCGGGGCTGAACTGTGGGATTCCTGGAATATTCCGGGCCGCAGAGCCGATTTCTCGATCCCCGGAATAGATAATGCGGCATTTCCGCTTGCTGATGAGGCCGCTTCGTCTTTGGATGAGGCTTACTTTGCGGCACTAAAGAGAGGAGATATTGAAGCCGCAAAGAAGATGGTTGAACAAGAGGCACGGAAAAAGGGTTACACACTTCCGGTATACCACTTCACGGAATCCGATAAGCCGTTCTCCGTCTTTGATCTTCAGCGTGGAAAGAATGGGCCCGGAATCTGGATGACGGATTCAACAGAGGGCTGGTATGGCCAACGCATGGATTTGTATTTGAATCCAGGCAAGATTGAAGATGTGAAGTCTCAGTTCGATCCAATGTGGAAAGAAGGCGAACTGAACATTGAGGGAATTCTGGAAGGAGACCTTTCGACTCTTTCGACGCGGAACATTAAGACTCTCCGAAACACAAAAGATTACAAGTCAACGTTTTACGTTGCAACTGATCCGAGACAGGTTAAGTCTGCAGATGTCATTGCGTATGACGTTCAAGGTCGGATTGTCCCGTTGTCTCGCCGCTTTGACGAAAGCACTCCACTGTTGGCTGGGGAAGGGATTGTTCGAGGACCGCGTCTAGCCCCACGGTCTGCTATCAAAGCCGCTGCGTTTGAGTTGCATCTGGCCGGAATGACCCTGAGCCCAGAGGTCTTCGGAAAGGTGGCTCAGGCGCTGGTCCGGACGGAAGCCACCAAGTTGACCGCCGGGGCCTTCAACAAGCAGTTCTGGGAAGAGATGGCCAAGGAGTTCCCGGGTGTTGCTCTCAGGCCCACCAACGAACGGGCCTTCATCGGCACCATCGACACCACCGTCCGTGACCTTGCTCGGCGTGAGGACATGGTCGATTCGGTGTTTGACTACTTCCGCCGGAACGAGCATCTGGTCGAGGGAGCCCCACGGTCGCTGATCTTTCAGGTCCTGCAGGAGATCAGGGAGCGAGGAGGACGGGTCAATCGCAAGGTGGTCGAAGAAGTCATTGACGAACTCCGGAAGATCGCCCAAGAGCCTCCTCGTCGGACCAATGCCCGTGGTGCCCAGCGGATCGACTACAACGCCAGACGACAGCGGGTCATCGAGACAATCAACAGCCGGGTTCAGGACAAGAGCCGAGAGATCTTCATCCCGCCGAGCCTTGTT